GCGGAACTGGTACCGGGAAACGTCCGTCTTGTTGATGGTGATGACCTGCAGGGATTTGCCCGAGGTACTCTTACCGCCCTGCCGAGGCATCACCAACAGCTTGCCGTCGGCCACCTTGGCGGTGCTGTCGTACTGCCGGGCCAGGTGCGTGACAAAGTTAAAATCCGACTCGTTGCGCTGATCGACGCGCTCGACCTTTGTGGTGACCGGGCACACTGGCTCCCAGCCATTGCGCTTGGCAATCTCGTTTACGATCTGCGACAGCGGCACGTTTTCCCAGCTGCCGCTGCGCACGGTCTTGCCGCTGCCGCGCATATCGCTGGCCTTGCCGCGAATGGTCAACTCGTCAGCGCGCACCGAGCCGAAACTCGTAGTGGCTGCGCTCGTTCTTCGCCGCGTCGACCAGGGCCCGCAAACGCGCGCCCAAGTCAGGCGAGATGATCGAGCCCTCACCCGGCCGGTTATCGTTGGCCCATGCTGTGATCTGGAACGTGTACGGCGCGGCGTTCGGGATCTGGTGCCACTCTTTGAACTCCGCGTTGACGCGAATCGCCTTGAGTACCCGCCGGATTGCGCCGACAGTGCCCTTGGTCTTGTGCACCGGGATCGCCTCGTGGATCAGCTCGCGGCACGCGGGTAATGCCGCTTGTCACACACCACCCCATCCGCCGGTTTGGTCAGGTCGACGCGACTGATCCCCGTCACGTGTAACGCCGCGTAGATGGCCGAGACGGGCAACTGCCCCTCAAGCCGGCGCGCATCAGCTATGGTCGCGTCCAGGCTGGCTCTAGCCCTGCACTGGCCATGAGCCACTAAAGTGGTGTTAACTTCGATTAGGGGTGGCTTGGCCCTAGACGTATAAACATTACGAGATCTGATAGGTAGGTTGCGATAATCGCACACTGAAGGAAGTCAAGATGGAAAACTCCAGCAACGACGCAAAACCAAAATTCTCAGCGAGATACAAAGAAATAAACGTTGATGCTAATCAGTGGCCCAGTAGTGAGGACAAACTTTCCAGGCAGAAAGAGATTGAAAACCTCACACCACTGCTGATCAATGCGCAAGCACCACTTGTAATTTGTCTGGATGCCCCGTGGGGAGCAGGGAAAACTACGTTTCTAAAGTTGTGGTCGCATTATTTGCGTTCACTCGATATAAAAAGCCTATACCTGAACGCTTGGGAAAATGATTTTGCGGAGGATCCGCTGCTCCCTCTTATATCGACATTCGATAAATGGATAGCTACTGAGAACGAAGATTCCAAGGCGCGAGCAGCCTGGAATAAGGCCAAAAAGTATGTTCCGGGCATACTAAAATCGTCCGCTGTAGCTGCAGCCAAAGCAGCGTCTTTCGGCATATTAGATATAGACAAAGAGCTTGAGAAGCTGGCCGGAGACGTAGTCGGAGGTGCGGTAGGGGATATCGTGGATAGCTTTAATGTGAAGCAAAAGTCATTAGAGCAATTCAAAAATCAGTTGTCTGTGGCTCTAGAAGCTTTACCAGACGATCAAAGCAATTTAGTAATATTTATCGATGAGCTTGATAGGTGCCGACCTACTTATGCAATTGAGATGCTGGAGCGAGTCAAACACCTTTTTGATCTTGATCGAATAATTTTTATACTTGCGATGAATAGAGATCAGCTTGGCAAAAGCATAAAAGGCGTCTATGGCGCATCGTTCAATGGCACTCAGTACCTTAAAAGATTCATCGACATCGATTATCAACTTCGGACGCCATCTATTAAGGAATATATTTCCGCAAGGATGGATGAGCCAGAGATTTCGGAATATTTCATAGCGCGAAAAGAAGGTCGTTATAATCTTGAGCACATAATTGAACTTATGGCATATCTCGCGCTTCGATTTGAGTACACTCCGCGCGACATCAATCAGCTGATTGGCAGACTAAAGCTTATTTTCCGCAGCATTCCTCCTACTCATTACCTTGATGAGTCAATCATCGTGCCTCTGTTGGTGTTGAGGCAAGAAAACCCGCAGTTATACACTAAGTATTCAAAGGATGCACTTTGCGCCAATAATGTAATTGAGTTCCTGTCAGGGACAAAAATTGGGGAGGGTGCACTGGAGCACCGTATTGCTGTGATGTTCGGCTATCTAGTGGCTGCTGCTAAGGATCCTTATTCAGACCGAAGTATGGATGAAGTCCTCGCGCCATGGATACAATGGTCAAAGACACTGTCGGAAAATGCGGGCGCCGGCCATATGAAATCGGAGTTACAAAGGGCAGTTAATGTAGTGATTGAGCTTGCTAATGGAGATCCCAAGTTTAGGATGAGACGAGGGCTTAATGAGCTAGCTTTTAAACGCATTGAGCTAGCCGGAGAGATTAATTTTTCGTAACATTTGATGCGAGCAAAAATCTTTACGTTCAATCCTTAGCAGTTCAGTTCGGTGTTATTTTTTCTGAACTGAAGTTTGCTAAGGATGTTAGAGGAACTGTTTTTCAAATATAAATGGCTGCTATGTGTCGGAAGCGGTCATTGTGTGGAAGAGGCGAATGCAGCCAGATGCTCTGTGCGTACTGCTGAGACTGATTAACTAGGGTGCAATCGCCATGTCAGCTTGCCCGTCACCTCTTATTCAATTGCGCACACTCTTTGCGCGCAGCATCCCGCTGCTGGTCCAGGTAGAGAGCCAGATCAGCAATGTGTATGCCTCGGGAGCTCTTCTGGCTCGGTTCAAGTCGGGTGATGGGCAGCTTGATGTCTCATGCCAGCACCTTGCGTTGGAATACGAGCGGCGTGAGATGAGTGAAGTAGTCAGCGCATACCCGTTCGAGCGAGATAATCGCCATGCCGTTGTACTGCGCCATCAAAACAAAGGCTGTGTTCACGCATTGCCCTCCTGTTCCTGCGAGTTCGGCTCATTGCGCTGGCTGAGCACCTGCTTGCTCGCAAGGTTGAATAGATCGTCGGCAGAGACCGGAGTGACGGACTGCTCGAAATTGCGCAAGGCGTCAAACTGAATGCGGTACAGCCCGGCCTGACCGAGCCACGCGACGGCGTGATACTCGGCGTCGGATACGAGGCAAGGTGTCGCAAGGCGCTCGCCTTGCGAGCCGAGCTTGCACTTCTTGCAGATGTGATAACCGCCGTCGTAAGGGTTCACTGTTTCCCAGAGATGCTTGTGCGTAGTTATGCGGTCATCTACTAGGCAGCTTCGTTGGATAATGGAGGTCATGCCGCAGCCTCCGCAGTCGATGCCGTGGCTGGGGTGCTGCGCAACTGGGCATGAATGCGCTTGGCGAGCGAATCAACACCGAGCGCCTGTGATGTAGCCAGACTCGCCTGCTGATCCGACTTCAAGGCTTTCATGGTGCGATGAGCGAGCTGCAGTGTTTCGCCGACCTTCGTCAGCAGCTCGTAATCGGCCCTCGTCACCGGCATGCCGGTGTAGGACATTATTCGCTCCTCGAGCTCGCTGATGGTGAGCTTGAGGTTTGCCGTGGTCTTGAGGTGTTTGCGCTGGTCGGCTTCGCTTTGTACGGCGAGTTCCGCCAGTTCTTCGTTTAGCGTTTTGATGCGCTGGGCATGCGTGGCATTGCGTTCCGCCAAGCCAATTTCCTTGCCTTCTTCATATGCCCGGCGACGGGCTCCAGCGAGCAAGTAGGGCAGGATCGCCGAGACGAAGAGTAAGAAGATCCCGGCGCTGAGTGCATATTGGGAGGGTTGCATGTGCTGTGCTCCGAACTGCGCAATGACCCCTATGCCGCCAACGTCATCGACAAGCGTGTCAGCAACCTGATCGGCACCGGCATCACCCCGCACCCGCGTTTGCTAGACAAAGCGATCCGCAAGGCGATGCAGGAGCTGTGGAAAGACTGGGTTGATGAGGCCGACGCCGATCAGCTCACGGACTTCTCCGGGCTGCAGGCGCTGGTGGCGCGGACTGTTGAACAGTCGGGTGAATGCTTCATCCGGCTGCGCCCGCGTCGGCTGGAGGATGGTTACGCGGTGCCGCTGCAGCTGCAGTGCCTGGCACCGGAGTTCGTCCCGCACGACAAGTTCGAGCTGACCCGGTTCGGCAATGTGATCCGGGCTGGAATCGAGTTCAACGGCATGGGCCGGCGTGTGGCGTACTGGTGCTACCGCAACCACCCCAGCGACAAGTCATCGCTCAATGTCGGCTACAACCAGCTGGTACGTATACCGGCAGAGCAGATGCTGCACATCTTCGAGCCTCTGGAGCCTGGGCAGTTGCGTGGCGTGCCGCGCTTGGCGCCGGTCCTGAAGCGCCTGCGTAGTCTGGACAACTTCGATGATGCGGTGTTGTTCCGGCAGGAGGTGGCCAACCTGTTCGCGGGCTTCGTTCGCAAGCCTGCCCCCGAAGGTGCACCTCAACTCGACATGGTCACCGGGGCGCCGGTCAGACTCGACCGGGATGGCTTCACGCCGATGGTGGGACTGGAGCCTGGCACGATGCAGGAGCTGCTCCCGGGTGAACAGGTCGAGTTCTCGGATCCGCCGGACGCTGGTAACAACTACCCCGATTTCATGCGGCAGCAACTGAGGGCAGCGGCTGCGGGCTCGGGGCTGCCCTACGAGCTGATGACCGGTGACATGCAGGGCGTGAACGACCGGGCAATCCGGGTGGTGTGAACGAGTTTCGTCGGCGCCTGGAGCAGCTCCAGTTCCAGGTATACGTCCACCAGTTGTGTCGGCCGGTGCGGCAGGCCTGGTTAGACATGGCCGTCCTTGCAGGCGCGCTGGACTTGCCGGACTACTCGCTGCGCCGCCGCGAGTACCAGCGCACCCGTTGGGTGCCACAGGGGTGGGCTTACATCCACCCGGTTCAAGACGTTCAATCGCGCAGCTTGGAAATCGCTGCTGGCTTCGGGTCGCGCAGCGAGGCATGCCTGCGTAATGGTACCGACGCCGAAGTGGTTGACGAAGAGAACGCCGCCGATATCGCCCGGGCAACGGCCTTGGGCCTCAAATACACCAGCCTGCCGGCCGTCGAGGATGATTCTGATGAGCCAGGCGAGAAGGGGAAGACATGAAACAGTTGATGCCGTTTCGCATCATGAACAAGGCGCCGTCGGCGCCTAAGATCGAAGACCAGCAAACCACCCAATGCACTGATCAGATCAAATGCACTGATTCGTCAAGACGAGTACAAGCGATGGTCAATTCTGCGTATAACCCGACCCACTACCCTACCCGGGCGCCTAGGGTGACTGGTGCCTGGATAATCCGCTCCAACCAGCTCCATTCCATGTATCGGTCGCCGCGCCCCCTCAGATGGGTGTAACGCCGCAGCGAGTTCCAGTCACGATGACCGGATACACTCGATACCCGCGGGATATCCCAATTCATTTCGAACAACCGGCTCACACCTTCGTGGCGCAGATCGTGAAAATGCAGGTCCTCCACGCCAACCATCTTGCACGCCCTGGACCAGGCCGTGCCGATTGAATCGGTGTTGTAAGATCTCGGTGCACAGACGCGGCATGCTTTGCACAATCGCCCACGCCTCATCCGGCAGATGGCACCACACATCGTTGCCGATCTTCTGACCGGGGTTCTTCATATCCCGCACTTTCACCGCCTGGCGGTGCTCATCCAGATCCTCCCACATGATGCGAGCAATCTCGTCCATACGGCGCGTAGAAAAGATGGCAAACGCCACGACCTTCGGCATGTGAATGACTGTCGGTCGACGTGCAAGCATCTCGAAAAAGTGCTCAAGCACCTTGTCGAGCTCTTCGAGCGTTGGCCTGCGATCCCGCTCCCGGCTTTTCATGTTGTAGCCGAGGCGCTTCAGGACAAGGCGTGCGTCGGGCATAGCCTGGGGGTTGATCTCGTACTCCCACGCTGCCCTAGCCAGCGACAGCACTGAACCCAAGTGAGCCAGATCATTTCCTGCTGTCTGCGGTTTGATGGCACCGCCTGCAGGGCTCATACGCCATAGGGCATAGTCCACCAGTGCTTGCTGGCTGATGTCAGAATCGACCATCTCACCCAGATAGCTGTTCTTGATGGCGTTCAGCGTGCGTCGCTTAGTCTCGCCCAGAGGCCGAGCTTTCTCGGCCTCAACCAGATAGCGGTCGATCATGTGTTTGACTGTGTGCCCTACCCGATTGGCGCGCTCGATAGCACCAGGTTCAGCCAGCTCGGTTTCCCGTCGCTTCGCCCAGGCCACTGCAGCCTGTTTGCGGGCGAACGTTTGGCTCTCTTGATAGACTGTCACCTTGTCGCGATTAATGCGGATCTGGACGAGGTAGCTGCTGCCATCGGCCTTTTTACGCGTTCTGATCGTTGCCATCTGAGATTGGTACACGTCGTCTGTCGATTGGTACATTGCACCAAGCGCTTGGTAAAAACGCCCCAAAACCCCGAAATTGGTAAAAAACACGTTGAACGAAATGACCGCAAAATCAGGCTACAAGCCAGAAAACACACGCCCTGAGCCGTCACGCCGCTTCAGCGTTGCACCTATGATGGACTGGACAGACCGCCACTGCCGCTTCTTCCTGCGCCTCCTCTCCAGGCAAACCTTGCTCTACACCGAAATG